GGCGCTTCGCCAGTCCCCATGTCTCCGTTATCGGTATCGAAGTAACCGAAAGCCGAGCCGGGGTGAAGCTTTAACGGAATACGCATATCCCGCGTGGAGACGACCTCTACCTGAGCCTTTTCAATGCTCGTGTAGAAAAGGTCGTCATTGTCATAGAGGGTAGGAACGTTCTTCTCTACCTTCTCTAACTGAGTTGCTACGACATCAACATTATCCTGCATGGCTGCTTAGCTCCGTGCGATGATGTCTTTATCGGAGAGTTTTTTGCTGCGTGCGTCTGTCACGCTAATAGTTCTAGACGTTCCTCTCGATGCAGAACCACTTGGCACATTAGTGTTGCGGTTGACTTTCTCGGAACGTGACCTATCTTCATCGACTTGTGAGCTCATGATTTCCGAGCGCACACGCTTCCTGATACTCGGTATAGACGTTCTTGCGCGTGACAGATACGCCGTTACAATGCTGCCTTTGTATCTACCCGAGTATTTTGACTGTCTTTCCCTACGCCATAACGACATGATACGATTCATGTGGTTAGCGTCTGAACTAACTTCCTTGTCAACTTCCGCGACGATCTTCTCCATTATGAGCTTTTTGATTCCAGGACGCATAGACTTTGTAGGGTCTATGCTCTTGGCAATCTCCGACTCAAGCTGGCTACGAATGTCCTTGGTAACGCCAACCATTAACTCGTTGTGCTTACCAGTGTAGAACTCGTTACGCTCTTGGGTAAGTTCCGGGTCCGGCTGAGCTAACCGCTGGCCCATCGGAACCTTACCGTATTTGTCATCCCGGAAAATCGCCTGATGCACTACCATCGCGGCGTTTTGCAGGTTTGTATTGCTGTTTTCCTGCCCGGCTTCTAAGACTTCCGCTAAGACGTTGCGAATCAGTGGGGCAGTTACACGGAAGTAAGCCTTCTGATTCTTCTCAAAGAGCGCGGGCAGGAAGTTGTTTGCAAACCTATCAACGGCGCGATCGGATATGGTTGCAACTTGATCTAAGAACTCGGCAGCATTACCAGCCTTGACTGTATCCTCAACAGCACGAAACGATTCAATCGCCTCGATTGCTTCGTCTGCATCTTCCAGGTTAGCGAACCGCTTGGTGAACTCTTGTTCACGGAAAAATGCGGTCTTAAGCTGAGGAAATCGCTTGAAGAATTCTGGAAATTCTTTCTTAACATCGGAATACGAGACACGAATTAATGTGTCTTCATCCGCGCCTTCGGCGCGTTTTTCTTCTTTAGAATCGCCTTCCCTATCGTCACCCTCGTCGGTTTCGGTGTCTTCCGTTTCTTCGTCTTCTTTGTCATCGTCGGGCTCCAGAATTTCCAGGTCTGAAAGTTCTTCTTCGGGCGGAGCTTCTACGACATCATCTGGCGAAAACAGTGGAAACATGAACTTCATAGTAAACTCCTAAGCCCTTATTCGGGGGGAGGCGGTCCCCCGGCATTTGCCTCTTGGGCAGCCATTTGCTGTTGTTCTTCGTTAATCTGACCCTGCTGCGCCTTCATGATTTCCGCTATGTGCTGCAAGTAATGCACTTCGCAGTTTGCGATACCTTCCGGGTTAATGCGCTTGTGAGCCTGGCCTGTTGGACTATTCAAGAAGACCAATAAGGCTTCGGCTTCAATTTCGTGGTTATCCGTTAACGGGTTAATCGGGACTGAAGGCATATCTGGGCCAAGCGGCGGACCCTGCAGCAGTTCCCCAATTTCGCCCATTTGCTTATCACGCGAATCAGCACCAGGAATATACAGCGGGATGCCCATAGCTTTCGCAGCCAGATTAGAATTCTGCGGGTGCATCAGCCACGAGGAAATATCCTGATTGTTCAGCGTGAGCAGTTCCATTAACGTGCCACGAATCTGCGAGTAGCTAGTCGGTAATTCCTCGTCTACATCGGGCTCCACACGGCCAACACGCCCGGTTAATTCTGCCTGCTTAATCCAGATATTGACAAAGCCGGTTGCGCTTTGCGGCGTTTTGGTTACCATTTTCTCATCAGTAACCATCGAATTCGTGAACTCTGTTACTGACTTATACATTACGCTGGCCCACCAATACTTCAGCATGGTCCAGTTAATGTTCAGTCGCTGAAGCGCCTGGGCACGAGACTGGGAATATTCTGATGCGGTTTTGCTTCCTGATTCGCTAGGGCCACCATAAATAGATGGGAAACTACCCACAGAAAACTGACCATCAGAATCCAGCCGACCAACAAAGGCTTCAATTTCCTCATTGAGCGTAGCCGTTTTCAGTGAGTGGAACGATTCACCGATAGAAGCTCCCAGTGGCTTTTTAACCGGGTAGACCATGCCAGCTTTGGCAGTTTCTTTGCCATAGCTCTGGAAGTCCAGCACATCCTTATCTGCAAACGTTTCAGGAATCGAGTGCTCGAATGTTTCAATCGCTAAATCGACCGCTTCATTACGCAGTTCCTGAATAGGGATTAATGGTTTCCCCATCGGGTCTGCGTGCAAATGAACGCTAGTCGGATGCTGCGTAATTTCCCAATGCGCATCTAGATCTTCATCGCGCACATCGACGACACGATCGTTAATGATCGTAGCGTAGCAGCCCTTAGGGAACTTCTCCTTCATGGCCGCAATTTTATCCGGGCTTTGTTTAAGCGGGGCATCGAATGCCCACGGACGCAGCCACTGGCAGTTTACGGTAAGCAGGTTATTACGGAGTTCTTCACGCGAACCTGCGAAAGTTCTATACTGGCGCTCCGTGAAATCCCGGCTAGAAATACCACCTATGGCATCTGCTGCCTTTGGGAACAAATTCATGAGCATGGACTTATGCTGCTCGAACTTGTGCCTCAAATATGGCGTGTCGCTGGACTTCCGAGCGTATAATGCTACGTGGACATACAGAGGACCAAAGACCTCAATGAGTGTCCGCGATTTGGCTTCTTCGGTATATTCCTCGATCTTCGGAACTTGTTCTTCTTCGCTTTGAACGTTAGGCGGTGCAATCGTGCCACAATTCGGGCAGGCAAGAACCTCACCAAAATCGGGTGGCATAGGATCGTCCATAGTTTCTTTTTGATCTATGGCACCCATGCAATTAGGGCAAACTGCAGTATGCGAACGAATCGTCGTTGGCATCTCAGAATAGCGGGGGACTTCGACAGTTCCGTATTCCGAGCTAGCCCGGTTAAAAATATGTGCGAAAGCGATCCCGTGATTGTAAAGATAGAACAAAGCACGAATGAAAACTAGAATCCCGTCGTTGTGCTTCTGAATGAGTTCCTGAATCTTAGAGTATGCCTTAGCAGTTTCAATGTCCTCGGCTACGTCAGCGTCGTCGGGATAGAAAATTGTATTCGGCAGCTTAACGGAGAGAGCGGATATAAGCGATTCCCCGTGAGCACGATAAATGTTGATGATTTTATCATACATGTCGGGGTCGTATTCGTCATGATTATCGAGTCGCTTCCAGTCGGTAGCTTGGAAGTCATAGAAGATTCGTTGCAGACCCTGCCAGTATAGCTCAGCTTTACGGTAAAAGGCATTCATCTGCTCCCGAGCTTCTTTGTCTTCGTCCTCGTAGTATTTCGTGCAGGTTAGAATCGCATCTACGAGATCCTTGGGAATCCCGGTTAATTCATCATTATTAGTATCTTCCTCATTGGCTTCGCCACCGGAGGCGGGTTCTGCACCCGGCATATCTCCGATTTCCATATCGGGATTGAGATTCGGCGCTGACGGTATGACTTCTACGTCAGTGCGGAATTCCGGATCAGCCTCAACCCAATTACTCGGTTCAAGGTCTAATTCCTCTAATGGAAAGCCTTGGCCCCCTGGCGTAGGGGGCATAGGCATTTGCGGATTAACCGGGAATCCTGGTCCCATTATTTCTTACCGAAGAAACCCATTATCTGCTTCTTTTTAGGGAAGTTAGATTTCCCACCCTTGGGCATGGCTTTCACTACTTTTTCCTTCAAAGTTCCCTGTCCCTGTCCAGGGGGAACAGCACCAGCAAGAATTTTATTGAAATTCATGGCTATCTCTCACCGGGAAGTTTGCCGCGTGGATGAGACTTCCTATACGCTGCGTCCTCATCAGCTTTCTTCTTATCCGCAGCAGCCTTAGCCGCATTCTCCGCTTCAATCTTGGCTCTAACTTCAGCTTCGATTTCTTCGCGGGATGGCCCCGATGCTGGCGTAGTTCCTCCTCCACCTGCAGAGCCAGAGCTATTCGTTCCTCCGAAGTATTGGTCTACTTCAGCTTCCGTAGGTAATGCGTAGTTCTGCCAGCTTGGCTGACCTAAGCCTTGACCGCCCTGCTCACTGTTATAGGCTTCGATTAAGCGGTTGGTATCGCCTGGGTTAGCTTGCTTGAAACCTTGAATAAAGTTAGCCGGGATGCCCAATTTAAGGGCTTGAAGTTCCTGCTGCTTTGCCAGAAGCGGAGTAATAGAGCGGCCCATCGAAATTGTTTCTCCGATACCGTCAATCCAGCCGCCGGAAGTGCCACCCTGAGCATATGGCATATCCTTATTGCCGGTCGGATTTTGGAGATTAATCCGCTCCGCTGCACTGCCCGCATAACCGGGACCGCCAGGATGAAGGTTATATTCATTCCTGTCTTTCTCGTAGATTGGAACTCCGGCTGATGTTGGAACTGCTGAATTTGATTTTGACGCAGCCTGCGCAGCAGGCGTTCCTAATGGATTGAATCTCTGCGTTGCCTGATTCGTTAATGCCTGCAAGGTCGGGGACTGCAATGCAGTGTTAAGGTTTGGAGTCCTAGCATTGACAGAATTCTGACCATTATTGCTAGCACCACCGGTCATATAGTGAACCGGCCCACCATCATATGGCGTAGCGGTATCACCACCCCCGATTAATTCTTGCTGTCCTTCACCGGCACCTGCTAATGGAGTTTCACCATTGAAGCGTCTCTTTTGGGCTAAACGACCAGCATAACCACGCTGGTCACCGCGAAGTTCGCCTTTGAAGTTCAGGCGCTTATCTATATCGCTAGTGCCACCTGTAGGCGCTAATGCATTGTTGGCTGTGCCGGGCGTCATCGGAGCCGGGTTTTGCGCAACTGACGGTGCAGTAGCTCCCATTAAGCCTTGTCCAACGCCGCCATATCTTTGCAATGCCATTATCGGCTCCTATGTTTCGTCTCTGGCCTTATTTCGTTTCTCTAACGAGAGTCTTGTGGCCTGATTGGTTCTTGATCTGAGCGATTGGAAACCGCCGATTGGTTGTAGTTTATCGGAAGTTGCCGGGATAGCCCGGTTAATTCCTGAAAGCTCATCAAGTTTAGCCTGTAAATCTGATGCGCGTTCTTGTTCCTCGCGCCAAAGTTTCTGCCAGTTTAGGGATTTCTCGCTAGCGTGGGCAGTTCGTTCATTAGCCCGCGCAATCTCTACGTCTTTCACGAGGCAATCAACGCATTCGATTCCCCCGAGCAGAGTGACGACGAACCCCAAACCCGACGTTCTTACTCTGTTCCAATACTTCCATACGCCGGTAAAAAGTGGTCTGATCTTTAGTCCTATCGAGATCAGTAAGGATTGTAGCGGTCTTAGCCAGATCTGCGGCCTTGTTTGCTGAGTCACTAACATAACGATCGACCATGCGGATTAGACCACGAATAGAATCGTAAGGGTCATCACCGCTAAATTCTGCTACGTCTTCAGGATTCGTGTCGTCATAGACGCACAGGGGAATTGTGTTAACGAGTTTCGGACAAGTATCCTTACAAATTAATAACCGGGGTAGGTTCTTCTCTACCAACGGTGGAAGAAACATGTTACAGTAAGAATCGTATCGTTCCTTGCCGTAAATACGGAATAGCCTATCCGCTACCGTATTATCGAATGCTTCCTTCGATAGCGGGCTTCTTTCAATCTTTTTCCAACGCAAGAACTCGTGCAGTAGTAATCGACCGCCTATCCTATCACGCCCAGTTGAAATCGGATTATATCCGGATTTATGGGCGAATTGCTGCGCTAACGTGTATTCATTACCGTGATCTTGGAACGCTGAATGGCATAAACCAACTTGCTCGATCTTTTCACTATTCGAGAGCTCAATGAAATCGTTAGCCCAGTCAGCGACTTTCTTGCCCTTCTCGTTGTATTCCCTGTAGACGATTACTCGTGCGTCCGGTGTAACTGCTCCCCAGTAACCCGCCGATGCAGCCGAGGTTCCCCAATCTAAATGGTATAACCTAGGATACCAAACCGGGATGTCTCGTGGGTGCATGTCGATGATGTGCAGCGCATTATCTGGCTCGTTCGGAATTTTCTCGCTACGAAATTCATCGAATACCTGACCTGAGAACAGCCACCAATCGCCATAAATTTTAGAACGTCGCTCTGCTTCCGGCAGCATTTCCATGCGGGCCAGATAACCGGGATCGTTCTTAAGTAATGTCGGATTGTCCGTAGCCGACGCCGGGATAAAGATGCGCTTATTGATTGTTACCTTACCCGTGATGTCTGTTACTGCTTCTTCGAGTATCTTACGACCTTCCTTAGCAGGCTCGATAAAACGCTTACGAACCCACCCGTGACCAATATTACCAGGATTAGAAGCACTACGGACAATAGAGGGGAGATCCGGATCACTAGATCTTCCTCTGGAGAACGCCAAATACATATACTGGAATTCGGTGAAGTGCGTCAACTCATCGAATGCTATGTAGTTGTATTCAGCCGAGTCGTAGTTCCTAATGTCCTTCTCGTATTGCGCGTAACCGAATTGCATTACTGCGCCGCTGGACCAACGCCAACGCTTCTTCTGCTCGTTATACTTGCCGCCCGTCAACGGATAGTATTCTTGCGAGCGGAGGATGATTTCCTTTTCTAAATCGGTATGAGTTCTACGAAGCAGAATGCCCTTAAAGTTCGGATGCTTGTAGAACCCATACGCGATCGGCAACATCATCAGGGCTTCGGTTTTTCCTGGCCCTGCCGCTCCCCCGAAGAACGCCTCAAAGATACTATGTGGAATCTGTAGGAATTCCTCTTGGCGCTTGTGAGGTTTCCATATCTTTGAGTCGCTCATTACGATACTTTTCCCAACGTTTCGCTACCGCTTGGGCAGCCCGGCTAGAATCGAAAACAGTAGAAGGCCCGCCAGAGGAATGTAATGTTTGAGCTCCTAGCCGGGCTATGTCGCGGCGTTCTTTAGCCGTCCGCATTTAGTTTCCGATGTATCGAACGATCGCGTTACCGCCTGTGACAGGTGTAGAGACGCTAACCTTTAGGCAGTTAAGCGGGGTATTGCTCAACGTGACATGAGCTTCGCCGTTAGCCGGCACAGTAACCGGGGTTCCTAACGGGGAGAAAGTATCCGGGTAGCCATTAGCTGACGACGTAGCAAGTTGAATTGCTCCTGCGCTTACTGGCCCTACGCCCCGGACGTAAATTGTGTGATTCCGGGTCATGATTGGAATGTCAACTACGATAGAACCGTTGACAACGTTCTGCATCAGTTCTACGAGGACACCTTTAGGAATGTGCATTCTAGGCATGTTTTATCCTTAGGAAACCTTGGTCCAGCGCATTTCAGCTGAAATCTGTAAGTCTAGACCAGATCCCTGCACAGTATGCAAGTAAATGTATTCACCGGCATACATCCAGGAAACTGCACTAACACAAACAAGAGTAGGAACACCACCAGGCGCAGCTGGCAAGTATGTATTAGCTATAACTTCGCCAGAGCTCTTAACAATTGCGACTTGCCTATAACCTGCAGCATTAGCTTGCCAATTTACCGTGGCAGAGACTACATACGTCCCAGCAATGTTAGCGGTAAATCGTGTAGCTAATGATCCGCCTGTCCAACAGTTACCAACGTTATAGCCTATGTTCTCCCAGCCAACGATAAAGGTCTGACCTGAGCCTGGAGCACTAGGCGATGTCTTCGTCATCCAGGTTCGTGGCTGACTGCCAATCGAAACTACACCATCACGATTCATCTGGAGGCCAGCATAGGCCACCGTTATTGCATCGTTTACCGCATCAATATTGAATGTCTGCGCGTATCCATAGATACGAAACAACTTCTTGTCTACCGGCTGTGAGTTCTCGTTAAGAATAATTTGGGCGAAGCTACTGTTTATCCTAACTGCACCACACGTTATCCCACCGCCAGTGCCCAAGTTTCCGGCATAATCTAGCTGAAGTGCGTTCGATTGCCAACCGCCAGCATCAGTGTATGTTTGTATGTAGAAAACACCACCAGATACAAGAAGTGAGTATCTCTTAAGATTGGCTGGACTTATTGTATCAAAAAGAGAAAAAATCGGGTTTACACAAGAAATATCCTGGGCTGCTAGGAAGCTATTGCTTACGTTCTTAAGTGCTACGTTTCCAGCGGCATTGCCTACGTTCAGGTAGCCAGCTACACCAAGATGTCTCGAAACTGAAACGTCACCAACACGATTAATGTTCATCGTATTGACCCAGCCGCTCTCACCATCATCCTGCGCGTAGAAGATGAGAGTCTGCGACTGGTTCATGATTCTCCAGTTACGCAGGTTGGCTGGCTGGGCTACGTCGTAAAGGTATAGGCTGGGATTGCCAGACTGAATGTGTTGCGGTTGTGAGTAGATGTTAACCGTGCTCTTTAACGGAACGTTGGCCGACAGGCGAGCATCCGGAATTGCACCAGAAGTTAAGTTAGTTGCATTAAGCGGGGTTCCGCCTAAACCGCCTGGAAAACTGCCTGAGCCATTAACAGCGAAATTCCCAAAGCGGGATAAAGCCATAGATCCTTGGATCTGGTTACCCGCATCATTTAACATCCACATGTTAAATGATTCATTGAATGCTAGAATCTTTATCCAGCGATTATCAACCGGCTGATTGGTATTCCAGAGTGACAGAGTAGGATTGGATGCTTCTATTCTCTGTTCGTAACCAGTGAAAACGTTATTGGCATTCCTAAATGCAACGTTCGTAGACAATCGTGCATCGACTACGGTTCCGCTTGTAAGTCTGGCCGCGTTAATGTTTAGGATTTCGTCCGAGCCGCCTGATGCATGTGTTAATGCATGTGGTGCAGTTCCGTCAGCACCTGCGGGGCCTATAGGGCCTTGTATACCTTGATCGCCCTTAGGACCAGTAGGACCGGTAGGACCAGGCACGCCTTGTATGCCCTGTGGTCCCTGCTCACCGGTGGCGCCTGTAACGCCTATTGGGCCAGTTTCTCCGGGCGGTCCCTGTGCTCCAGTATCTCCTGTAGGGCCTTGCGGACCCATAGGACCTTGAACTTTACCAAGATCTACCCAGGTATTTGTATCGTCATCCCAAGCCCACATATGCCCGTCATCTGCGGACATCCATGCATCGCCGGGTTCACCAGTAGGAGGTAAATCATCTGGTGCGTGAGGAACTGTTCCCTGAATATCTATGCCAGCGCCTTGCGGCCCTTGTGGGCCTTCAGCACCAGTATCGCCCTTAATGCCTTGCGGTCCAACTGGACCTACTGGACCTGGGACACCTTGAATACCCTGCGGACCTATAGGCCCTACTGGACCTTGTATGCCTTGTTCACCCTGCTCCCCGGTTTCACCTTGTATGCCTTGGGGTCCTGCTGGGCCTTGCGGGCCATAGTTTCCGTCTGTCTCCGCTATCCCGTCTACTATCATAGGGGGAACAGCGCCCATTACTGTCATAGGCTAGTCCCCCTTATAGAATACGGTTACGGTTCCGCCAACAATCGGGGTAGCAACTTCAACGCGTATGGCATGGAACAATGCCTGCGGAATGTTTACTACACGTTCCGTGTCGGGGTAAACTAAAATCGGGTTAGAGTAGGGAGCAAACGTGCCGGTATAGGTTGGGGAGCTGGCGGATCGGAGTTGTATGCTCCCCGCCGATACGGGACCGTTGCCTCTAACGTAGAACGTGTGGTTCTTTATTGCCGAGGGCACGCTGAAGACATGGAAATCATCAGTCACTTCGATGAGGATAGGAGTCAGAACTCCTAAAGCTACTGATGATGGAACCATCGTGGTAATCTCATTCTGCGGGGTAGGATGATGAAACTTGCGTCCTGTATTCGCTGGAACGATCCGGTTATCGTTATCAGCCTGGGCAGTGCCCTTAGCTAGTCGCCCGCCTAAAAGTCTCACGTTAAGAACCCTATGGAGTAGGCGACCGTTCTACCTTCACAGTCTCGTAATGGTTTTCTTGCCTGAATGACGGAGCGTAGACCACGAGTTGCGCCCCGGAATCTACACCAGGAATATCGTCTTTGACGATTGGCTGCACGGCTTTCGATACGCCGGCAAGTTGATGGGCTATGGAGGCCAAGTCCTTAACTTTGGATACCCTAGCGATTTTTTCCGGGGTGATTGCGGTGAGGACTGCGGTTAACCGGGCTAAAGCTATTTCGTGCGGGACTGCAACTTGGGAGTTGATAGCGTCTACCAGCTTGGCATTACGCCCGTCTTCGTATGAGGTCATTCCTTTTGAAAGCTCAAAAGCGTGATGCTCTGAGATTCCATATTGCTCGGCAACGACTGCAATAGGTTTAGTTCGTGCTGCAAGCGCAATCTCCACTCGGAGTTTATGAGGTATGTTATTATCTCCGGGGCGCCGTCCGCCATTGTGTAGGGGACGTATAGTGGTAGTATCTTCAACTTCGGATTCTGTTCCATCATCGTCCACTATAACTTGTTCGCCAGTTGGAAGAATGTCTTGAATTTCCCTGCGTTCTCGCAGGTCTGTCAATTGCCTGCGTGGCTTCGCCTCGTTAACTTGGCGAAGTCTGTTTGCCAGGTTGTCCTCGTTATTCAGTAGGTTTTCGATTTCTTCGTCGCTCTTAAACATTAGAAATCCTAAAGTTTGCGAATGGACCGGCCGGGCTTGCCTGAGGGTAGCACAAGGTAGCCGGGCTGTCAACAGCACCGTATGCAGGCCCGGTTTCATTGGGGTTTTTCGAGGTCAGTAGTTCCCGCACATGGGTGCTTGGGCAAACGACCGAGCCGGAAAATTATTGGGTAGGAGTCCCTGATATTGTATAGGAAAACCCAAGGAAAAACGACCCTCGTGTGCCTGCTAAGCAGCAAATTTCATGCCATATGGAACCTATGCGTGGCGGGGGTATAGGGGGGTTGCCCTAATGTCTAGGCTGGCTCAGACTTTCCTCAGTATGTCAGTATATAGTCTCCCTGGCACAGCCCTGGCATTTAAGGGTGTATGCCCTAACTCCTTTGCTGTCAATACTTTAGCCGGGGCTGCTGCCTGGTATGAGCCATGCTACTCTATGGGTAGCCGCTGTTCACTCGCGGCCGATAAGCTAGGAGTGTATCTAATGTCAACGTTCGTCCGTCGCCGTGGTCGTCCGTCTAGCGCGTTGAAAGCGGAAACGCGGGCGTATCGCGCCGTCACCAAAGCCGCTGCAGTTCCTTACGACGCAAATCGCGTCAAGGGTCAGGCGGTCATTTGTTGGGCGCGAATCGTCGCCAGCGAGCCGCTAATCGAGCTAGACGTGCAACACGAAGTCTGGATTTACCGAGAACAAAATCCGCTCCCGGCCGTAACCCTAAACCCCGTTGATGCGCTGATGGCGCATAAAGAGAGTAAATCGTGCATACTTCACTCGTCCACTACGTTGCCACCCTTGCCGATTCCCGAATGATTGTGAACAAGCGGAACGAAGTCCTTTCCGGCCTGCTGAAAGTCTATGGCCCGGAAGACAAGACTCCGCGGGCGCCACACTGCATTTCGTTCGATGTCCTTCTGAACCACCTGCGGAACGAGTGCATCCGGCTGCAGGCCAAACATAACGTGGACTTGTCCTTTACCGAATCGGACCTGCGCCGCGCTATCGCGTCCTTTCAGCCGTCAATCGGCACTGGCCGCAAGCCGCACGTTGTCATTCGGACGGATGCGCGGAAGGACTTCGACGATATTCGTTCGAAGGAACAGCGGCAGGCCGACCGCGACGAACAGGACAAGTTCTATGCCACGTTCGTTAACGCGGCGGATATGTCGCTGCCGTCGCTGGTCGTTAGCGTGGATGGCGTGCTGCAGTCCATCTAGGGCATAGCACGCCCCACGGTGTCCCCCGGTGGCCTTAATTGGCTGCCGGGGGATTTTTTTTGTCTTTTTTTCTTTGGTTAGAAGGCGCTATCAGAAAGTGTGCGGCGCTTCGCGCCGGGGAAAACCCTATCAGAAAGGAACCAGAAATGGTTTTCTATCAGTTGCGTTTCAAATCACTACCGCGTTTCGAGAAATACTTCAGAACGCAGGACGAACTTATCGCCTATCTCGATTCGGTAGGGGATAGCGCCGGAAAACCGGATATCAAGGTCCGTGAAATCAAGGACGAATACGTCAGGAGAGCCAGCTAATGTCACAGTTCCTTGTGCAATACGTCGTTACCTCAGTCCGATTTGCCTGGGTAGATGCCCTGACGATTCAGGACGCTATCGAGGAAGTGAAGTCCAATCATCACGAATTGGATCACGAAACCGAGAAAGAATCAGTTCTCATCACGAAGGTGGAGGAAGACAACTAATGAAACAGTTCGCACGCATTCACTTCGCAGTCTGCTTCGCAGTGCTTTGTTACTCCGGAGTCATCATCAGCCAACTGCACGAAGCTGACAAGATTCAGCTCGTTATCGAGTATCAGGTTGAGCCGATGTTCAATTCCTTGATGGATAAGGTCTACACAGGACAAGTGTGGCCTTATGACTACTACTATCAGGGACCGGATATCGAAACTCTCCGGCACGTAACCAAGATCGAAGACTCACTGGAATAGAACAATGTTCTGCATTCAGTTTCTAGACCACGAAGAAGGCTCCGCCGCAAGGTGGAGCGAAAGACTCTGCACTCGCAGACCAACCATAGAAGCAGTTAGAGAACTGCTTCGCAATATTCGCAGAGAAGAAATGTCTGCTACCGATTACGGGCAGATACTCTGCAGCTATCGCATCGTAGAGGTAGACTCCGATGCATACTACTCGCAACCCACAGACAAACTGGAGTATTA